CATATAAACACCACAAACACCTTATCAAAACACACCAAAACTCCATCAAAACCCCACTCAAACCCCATCAAAACACGCCCAAACCCCATCAAAACACACCCAATTCCCATCAAAACACCACCAACATCCATCAAAACACCACCAACATCCATCAAAACACACCCAAATCCCATCAAAAAATCTAAAACCAAATCCAAAACCAAAGACAAAAATCTAAAACTGAAAAAATAAAATCAAAAACCAAAAATAAAAAAACAAAACTAACAATCAAACACATAAAGGAGGCGAAACACCCGTTTCGCCTCCTCCCCCAGCCTGCTGCCCGACGCGCCCTAAAGTCGAGGTCGGGGAGGTAGTCGGCTTTAGGAAATATTAACAGCCGTTAACAAAATCAGAAATCGTGGTCGCGGTGCGCTCAGTCCTAAACACGACAGCACGCGATTTTTTAAGTCCTAATCGCTGCGATTCCGATTTTTATTTCTATCTTTGTCCCGACAAATACATACTACTATGAAGAGAATAATACTATTAGCACTCGTTATGCTGTCCTTCTTGCCATCGATAGAGGCGAGAACTGTAGATGGTCACCTACTACCATCTGATGTGAAGAAGAGACCAAAGGCTTGGGTGAAGCCCAAGGTTGAAACAGACAAACAATACGAAGACGGACGTAGGCATATATCAACCAAAAGTGTGTCCTTTGCCAACACAGGAATGAGAGGCAAAGTATATCCAACGATATGCTGGCTGCGTAAATCTATATGGGACAATGGAACATCCTATACTTTAGTCTTCGACATAATACGAGAAGGAAAGACATTAATAGGTGAAGGTTCCAGGCTGCTTCTAAAGTTCGACGATGATTCAATTATCGAACTCACCATAAATAATAAAGTGGACGAACTATCAAACGAACCTAATGTTGGCAGGTCTGTCTTCGGAGGAGGCATGGTATATACTTATTACACTTGCCATCCATCCTATTCTCTCACAGAGCAGCAGATTCGGAAGATAATAAGTCAAGAGGTTGTCAAGATAAGAATGGAAATAAACACAGGAGAAGGCTATGTCGATGTCGGCACCGACAACACCAAAGGATTATACTTCTCAGATACCTTGCGCGAATGCTACAACGCAATAGCGGAAAAAGAAAAGCAGTCCAACGGACTGTATGACGGATTCTAATTCCTCTCCAGGGAGGCGAGCCACAGGCGAAGAGAAGTTCTTCTCTCGGGTTGCGCATCGGGCTAGGGGCTCGCCTCCAAGTAACTAATTTGCCCCTTAAAAACAACTTTATATCGGAAAAGTTTGGAAGTTATCGGGGAATTTCCTATCTTTGCCCTCGGTTACAAGATAGTGGTAGTCCACTCCGCAGGGCATCGGTCAATGCTCAGAGTAATTACTCGGGGCTTTTTTATTGCCCACAGTCGAACTATACGGCTGCCTTCTCGTAAGAATACACTGCCCTCCGGGAGAGTCACTATCTTGTAACCAACGGGAAGTGCAGCCGTTTCTCTGTCTCTGCGCCAGTGCAGAACGCTGGTAGGTTACAAGATAGTGCAACATGCAACAAACAATCAAACTCGGGCAAGTTCGCCCGTCGGTTCTTTCCAATGTTGAAAGAACTGCAAAGAACTTCAATGCCTGGTGGAACTCCACCAGTAAGACCTTTACATCTCTAACCGGTACCGAGGGCGACACTTTTACTCATGGTAATGTAGTTCTTGCTCATCTTTGGTCAGTACTTGCTTTAATCATTATAGGAATAGGAGGTTCGCTATGCTGATGTGTTATAATCTCTTCGTCAAGAACTCTCGCCCCAAGTTCCTGGACAACACTCTGTCTATCTTTGGTAAGGCAGACAAAACATGCTTTATCAATAGAGAGACACTCGATGTCTTCATTGATAAACTGAAAGAGCGCATCAACAAAGACAAGCCGATAGGCAGCGCATGGAGGGTGGAAGAATACAAAGACCCCGTCGATGGTGGTGGGCAGATAAACATTGAAAGGGCAGACAGTCCTGACTCTTCTGTTGCACGCGTGCAATACAAAGAGGTAGCGAAAGTCCTCCGCTACTCAATCGAGAGAGGACGATTCATTGACATAGCATACAGATTGGAGGATTAATCATGGCAATAGGATTCAGACCAGACAACAACGAGAAAAAGGACAACAAAAAAGATGTCCAACCGAAAGCAAAAGAGTTATTCTTAACTTTGCTGCGAGAAAATTTCTCGCCCGATCAGACTGACAAGTTCTCCGAACTCCAGTTCCTTACCACCCTTCAACTCGCTTACAAGTTCGAGGACATGATAGACTTTAGCAAGTCATCGCTCTCTCACTGGCTGCTCGACGAGGGGTATCAGACCACCACCTTCGAGGGAAACCTCGCATGGGTAATGTACACACGTAAGACTAATACATGACTCCTTTCATTGATAATAGAATTTTAGTTAAACATTTACGAAGGCTGGTGCGTGAGCATCGGCCTTTTTTCTTGTCCTACACGCATCGCCCTCAATTTGCTATCTTTGCGAAAACAAAAACCTTTTCGCCATGCTATTCTCAAAGTCTAAATGGAACAACGCTGCCGAGATATCACCCTATGTTCCGGCATCTACTTCACTAAGTTTCTCCAAGATGGAGCATGCTCTCGCCAGCGTCGAGGGACTGTTCCTTTTTCCACTTCTCGGTCCTGACATGCTCGAGCGTCTGCAGAATATCTACGACGGACAAGTGTCACAGGACGATGACAAGAAGAAACTCGAACTTCAGTCGCTCGAAATCGCCCAACGAGCAGAAGCCAACCTCGCGTTCTGGTGGCACTTCGATGCTCTCAACCTCCGCATCACCGACCAAGGTTTCCAGCGCCAGCAGTCCGAAGAGTGGGTACCGGCATACAAGTACCAGGAGGACCGCATGCGAGAGAAATTCCACCAACAGGGATTCAACGCTCTCGATGCGCTGATTGATTTCCTCTCTGCTCACATCGACCTCTTCACAGAGTACCACGATGCAGAGACATACACCGCAAGGATGCTCTCCACTGTGCGCAATCGTTCCGAAGCCGAGCAGTATCTCGACCTCGGACATTCTCAGATAGTTTTCCTCCGTCTCCGTGGAGAGTTCGCCTTGGCAGCAGGTTCTTATCTGCAGTCCACCATGGGCACCACGATGTACGACAAGTACAACGGATGGATATCCGACCCTGCTACATATCCTAAAGGAAAGGAAGTGACTCTCGAGCAACTGCGTCAGAAGTGTGTTCCTGTTATCGTCTTCGCATCCGCGCTCCGACTTGTCCAGCGCACAGGCACTCTCACCGACCGAGGACTGTACTTCGAGGCGGTGAAGGCAGCAGCAAGCATCAACAACACCAAGACTCCTGCCAACGACAAGCAGATAGGTGACCGCCTTGCCGCTCTGAAGGAGGATCTTCTCACCTCTCAATCTCATCTCAAGTCATTCCTTCGTATCAATTTCCCTGATTGGTTCGACGATACTCCCGGCAACATCATCCGCGACAACGACAACCACACAGGCTTCTTTGCAATGTAAATCCAAACATCATGATATTCCTAATAGACAACGGTCACGGCTCTAACACAGGAGGCAAATGTTCGCCTCCAGTAGAGTACATGTCTCAGCCAATAGGCACAATCGGAGTACTCCAGGGCGCTGATGGGCACCATCGACTCCGTGAATACTACTATGCTCGTCTCGTGGCAGCCGAGGTAGTGAAACGACTCCAACTCCAAGGTTACGATGCTCGTCTGCTCACTCCTGAACAAACAGACACGCCCCTCAAAACTCGTGTTGCACGCGCCAACAACATCGCACGCTACAAAGGCACCGCCAACGTATGTGTCATATCCGTACACCTCGACGCATGTCCTCCATGTGACGGTAGGTGGCACGTTCCCGGGGGTGACCCGAACAAACGCTGGAGCATGCGCGTCTCGCTCAACGCCTCCAAGAACTCCAAGAGACTTGCCGACTGTTTTGCCAAGGCTGCAGAGGAAAACGGCATAGGTGTGCGACGACCGCTGCCGAAGCAGAACTGGTGGCCGCAGAACCTTGCCATCTGCCGTGACACTCTCTGTCCTGCAGTTCTCGTCGAAGGTAAGTTCCAAGATAATATCGACGATGTATGTTGGCTCACCTCTCAGAAGGGCTTCGAAGCAACAGTCTCAACCTACGTCAAAGCCGCACTCTTATACGCTAAATCATAACACATGCCCATAATACCCGCGCAAGACCAAGACAGACTCATGGACGCCCAAGAGTTCAACCGCCGCGTTAAAGCGTGGGGTGACAAGGTGCGTGCTGAGTCGCACGGAGCACTCACTTCCATGACCAAGGTGTATAGCGGAAGGCTGCGCTCACGACTCAAGGACATCGTGTCTCTCGGTAAAGATGATGGCGTGGCACAGTGGGTTGGCTTCCGATTTGAGCGATATGGAGTATTCGTATCCTATGGTGTTGGCCGCGGATGGATACGACAGGGCGACACCGTGGTGCGAGCACAGCGAGTCCGCAAGGGAAGCGAGATGTACACCCACCTCCGTAACAAGGGGTATTCTAAGAAGGAACTGGCAGATTATTCCATACCCATCAAGAAAGACGGCAAAGGGCGTGTTCCCAAAGACTGGCTCGACCCCATGATTGACCGTCATATCAACGAACTTGCCGACATCGCAGGCGAATACTATGGAGACGAGTCCTTGCGCCACGTCCTCGAAGAGTTCGACCGAATGAGAATAGTAAAAAAACATTGATATGATATCACTTTTCGTAGATGGACATCGTGTCAACCTCTCGAAGAACGCCAAGTTCGAGTTCTTCGACCGTAACCCTCTCTTCTCCAAGGAAGGGCAGCACACGCTTGACATCGACATCGACCTCGGCGACCCGCAGAACGCCATGGTGTACAAGCATCTTCACCGCATCGACGTGGCAAAGCGTCCGTACGGCAGACCGGCAATGCTCTATTCCGAGCGAGGTATCATCATCCGAGGCACTGAGATTGTCCTCGAGATTGACGACCGCAAAGCGAAAATACAGATAGTGTCGGGCAACTCCGAACTCAACTACCTCTCAGGTGGTGACCAGTCCGTGCGTGACCTCGACCTCGGAGCCATCGAGAACCTTGACCGCGACACCGCATGGGCTTCCAACATTAACCCCTTCTCTGATTATTGCTGCCCTCCCGTTTGCGTCAAGAATACGTTCTATAATTCAGGCACAAGACTTGAAGTAGGGTATAACGACGAGCATATCTTGTACAATGATGTCTGGGCAGAACCAGGAAGTGTACGCTTCGCTCCAGATGTCATTCTCTGCCCTCAGCCATACTTACACGCCATAGTTCGACGAATCGTGGAAGCGCTCGGTTACACCATGCGTCGCAACTTCCTCCTCGATGACCCTGCACTTAGCAAACTTATCGTTGTCAATGGCTACCACACGCCAGAGTACTCAAAGATGTTGCCGGACATCCGAATCGACGATTTCCTCACCATGCTCGAGAACTTCACCGGCTGTGTCATCGTTGTTGACCAGGCTAAGAAGATCGTCGACATCCTGCAGAAGAACTATTTCTACGACAACGCATCTGTCGAGGAGATAGCAGCCGAGGATATCATTGGCGACATCGCTCGCAAGTATGACCAGGACTCGCCCGAGAACCTGCTCTATCACAACGTTCGCTACGACTTCCCCAAGACGGAGATATATAACTATTGGGCGCTCGACCCTGACCTCATGAAGACAATAGCGGTCGAGCGGTGTCCTGACCACTCTGCCAATCATCACGACAGTTCTTTCACCGACCATTTCTTCAACGTGTGGCAGCAACTCAACGATGGTCACCCAGTACCGCTTTACGCCAGCGAAACTATCCAGGAGAAATTCAACAAGTCCACAGCGTACATCGACCCGGCTTTCCCCAACAACAACCTTGTTGTGATGCGCACCAAGTACGACAAGGAGAAAAACCATGTCTCGCTTCTCCGTATGATTAATCAGTATGGTGGCCACTACGACAAGCGCACCGACGATGAGATGGTGCTTAAGATGATGCCTGCAGAGATAGTGTGGGGACAATACTACACTTGGTGGGAGTATAGCGGCTATCTGCCGTATCTCTTTGCTCGATGCTCTGACATCGAGAACCCAGAGGCAACCGATGACGATACGAAAGGTCTTAACGAGTTCATTGCAGGAGAGGAGCAGCCGTCGCAAACGTCCGACAGAATCTATCTTGCGTTCTACATCGGCATGCAGAATGCCAACTGGCTTGTCGACACCAAGGATACCATAGTGGTGCCAGCACCTACTGCAGTGCCTTCGTCGATAGTCGAGGCTTTTACGCATCTCAACAATTCCAACTACGACCTGGACTGGTTTGCTGAATACCGACATGTCATGCGCAAAGACTACGGTCTCCCTGGCATCAACATGTTCATCAATGGCTCCGATGGAATGTACGAGCGATACTACAAGAACCAACTGAACATCAATTTCACTCAGCCTGTCACCATCAAGTTCAAGTCTCTCTCACTCCGCGACTCGCGCAAACTTTTCGTCATTGGCAACCAGCGTTTCTTCTGCCAGGAACTCAAGCACGTCGCGTCTGCCGACTCTCTCTCTGATGTCATCGAGGGAACATTCTTCCAGGTTCTCGACGATACAAGCGAGGGAACCGACGAGAACAGCATCAAGATTACTGCTCTCGTGCAGAAGGACACCAACACCGTGACATTCCTCACCGACAAACCGCTGCCGTGTGGAGTGAAGTTCACCTTCCGGGCACGCACCGAGAGCGGTTCGTCTTCCTACGCGGGACCTGTCTCCATGGAGGAGGGTGCAACGCGCATCGACCAGTACATCCGTGTCAAGGCGTATGATATGTTTGCCATCACCGACATCATTCCTGATGTGCTTTACACGGGCATGGAGTGGACCACTGAGATAGTCGTGTCCGGCAAGGGTGTTGTCAAGGTGACCATCACCTACGACTCTGCCAACTCTCGTCTCGTCGTGACCGCTGCC